TTTCCTCGAGCGTGTCAAGCATTTCTTCGATGGACGGGAAGCTCCTGCGGACGACTCGCCAGAGCAAGGAGAGGGCGCAGGCCGCCGCCCGCTCAATCATCGGGCAGTAGCGAGAAGATGGCGCCGGCGACAAGGTTACCGATCGTCGTCCCCAGCGTGACGACCAGGAGCAGCTCTCCGAACGTCAGCACGGCTTACCCTTGCCGCTCTTTTTCTTCTTCTTCATTTCTTCTTCCCTCCTGCGCCTTCGCCTGGCGAAGACAACGATCTCCGCGATCCCTTTGGCGACCGCGACAACTGCCCTGACGATCGGGACGATGTTCACCGTCCCGCCTCCGTTGCGATGATCGCCGCGATCGCGATGATCATTCCGAATCCGATGAGCGTGATCATGCGACCATCCAATGAAAGTGGATCTCGGGATAGATGATGTGCATTGTCGGGTAGAACCAGCAACACCAAGCGACGGTCATCGGCGACTCCTGACCACCGGAGGCTTCACGGGGAGAAGATCGAGAACACGATCGGCGCGTTCGAGCGCGCGAGCGAGCTTCTCCGGCCAGAGCCAGTCGACCTTCCCGTCGAGCGCCAGATCGATCGCCCGAATCGCCACGACGCTGAGGCTCAGGGTCGTTCGCAGAGCGATCGCGGCTCCAAGCACCGCGCCGGTAACAGCCGCGAGTTCTTCGTTCGTCATGCTCTTTCCTCCTCACGAGAGCGTACCACGGAGTTCACGGCAAGCCCCTGCACTCTCCCGGTCGCTCTCATGGCACGTCCCCTAGCGCCGAGATGGCCCACGCGACGGCGCCGAGCAGGCCCGAGACAACGAATGCCGCTCCAGCCGCCCACGCGCGGATCCACGCCTGCGTCTTCTCGATCGACGCCACGCGCTCGTCGGTCCGCTCGCACACGGAGAGCCGCGCCTCGAGCCGCTCGTCCATCCGCTCGACGAGGGCGCGCAGTTCCGCAACACGGTCTCCGACCGCCTCGACGCGCTCGACCACGGAGACGAGCAGATCGCTCATGGCGTGATGTACACGATCGCGATGTAGCCGTCCGAGCCCGCGCCGCCGTTACCGCCGTTGCCACCGGCTCCGCCCGAACCGACTCCGCACCCGCCACCACCGCCGCCGCCACCACCGCCGCCGCCCAAGCCCCCGGTACCGGCCGTGCCGTTTCCGCCGTTGGACCCGGCGTTACCAGCACCGGCCCCGCCGCCAGCGCCGCCGGCGGCCGAAGCGCCGCCCACACCGCCGGCAGCAACGGGCATGCCAGGGAATGGTTGAAAATCGTTCACGCGCACCGACGTGCCTCCGGCCGAGCTACCACCGCCACCTCCCGTGGTGCCGCTTGCCGCTCCGCCGGAACCACCGGCCAACCCAGACAGCAGCAAGCCCGTGGATGCCTGTAGCTGGGAGTAAGAACCGGAACCGCTCGTGCCGGCACTGCCGGCGTTGCTGGGGGAACCGCCGGCGCCCGCCACGGCAGCTGCACCTGAATTGAACGACCCTGTACCCAAAACCTGCCCCGCAGCCCAGGTTGTGCCGATACTAGGGCTCCCGCCCGACGCGCCGCCGCCTCCGGATGTCCCAGCTGACCCGCCGGAACCAGACGAGCCCCCTCCGCAGCCGGCCACGGTGGTGGGCGTTGGCGAGTTATCGGCGTTACAGGCTTGGAAGATCAAACTCCCGGATCTCGATATCGACGAAACGCCGCCTTGAGAGCCCGCCGCGCCGGCGGAACCGCTGGCCCCGCTGCCGCCACCCGCGCCACCCGCGCCACCCGCGCCACCCGCGCCCACTACGAGATCGTACGCCCCCGCGGTAGTCGTCAAAGGGACGCAGCTCAGGCACGCGGATCCTCCCGGACCACCGCCGCGGCCAGCACCGCCACCGCCGCCCGATGCGCCAGCGTATCCGCCGCCGCCGCCAGCTCCGCCAGCGCCTCCTCCCGCCCCAGGCCGGATGTACACGTAAACGAGATCAACCCCAGTCGGACACGTCCACGTGTGCGCGCCAGCGGTGGCAAACTCATCGATTGTCCAAGACATACCTGCTCCTATGGGCAATCCCGCGATCGCCCGGACAACGTACCTGCGATAACCTCGCTCAATCCGCCTCATAGCCCGGCCTCCGCAGCCCAGATCCGTGCGTCGCGGTGCTGCGCGTCGTACGGGTCGGGTACCCGGCCGCGCATGCACGCCGCCATGACGTGGAGCGCCTCGTGCGCGATCGGGTCGTAGTAGTCCTCGCGCGGAATGCCCGGAGCGACGACGATGAGGAAGATGCCGTTGAAGGGAGCAACGCACCCCTGCTCCTCCTTGAACGCGACGCAGACGCGGTCGAACGTCTCCGGCCCCTGCGCGGGGAGTACGAACGAACTGGCGAGGCAGCCGGAGACGTCGGGGAGGCCCGCGTGTTCCCACTCCTCGAGCGCTCGGAGAACCGCGACGTTCTGCGGAAGGACCGGGGCCTCGACCGACACATCTAGGCATGACGAGCCAAAGGCGACGAGAAACGCCGCCATGGCCGCGGTTCTGCGCCAGATCTTGCTCACAAACGGTTCTCGCTCATGTACGCGAACAGGTACCCGGTGGTCCCCGACGAGATGATCGCGAAGTCGGTGACGCTCGCGTCGTTCGGGATGCGGTAGCTGACCGTCGTCCCGGCGACGATCGGGAACCCCGTCGCGTTGTTCGTCGTGATGACCTCTGATGCGACGCCGCTCGTCTGGTTCAGCGTGACCGAGACAGCGGACCCGCCGAAGCTGATCTGCACGTCCAGGGTCACCGCGACAAAAGTCACGTACTTCCCCTTCCAACTGGAAGGGATATCGAATCGCTGACTCGCGGCGGTCGTCGCGACGCAGAAGTTGCCGCTCGAACCCGTGATCGCTCCGCTCATGGGAGGCGCTACGTCAACGGCCGGTTGTTCGTACTGGTGTGCCATGTTGCTATCCTATCACTTTCAGCGTTGTTTTCCGCCGCGGTCGCGCTCCGCAGAAAGGCGCCCGATCGGCTTCGTTGTCTCTGCCGCTTGCCCCGCCACGTCGGCCGCTCCGCGCAGCGCTCTGTGCGTCGCGATAGGAGCGCCCTTCGCGATGCGTCGAGCCATCGAACCGATCACCATCGTGAGTGCGCCTGCCGCCTGCTCGCTCGACGCGGTGAGCTCGTCGACGGCTCCGGCCTGCACGAGCTTCGAGACGTAGTCGCCCAGTCCGTGATCCTCGAGGAACGCGGACAGGTCTTCTCGCATCCTCTGGCTTCCGTTCGCCATTTCGAGAAGCCTCTTTCTCGTGCTCTCGCGCAGTTGCTCCGGCGTTGTCTTCCGTGGGTCCGTTCCGAACAGCGTGGCGAAGCGATCGACCTCGCGGCGCGCGACGGAGACGGGCGCGTCTCTGAATCGCTCGGAAACGTGAGCAGCTACGCGCTCGGACTTCACGGCCTCTGGCGACGTCCTGTTGAAGCCAAACAGCTTTTCCGACTTCGACGCCGCCCGCTCAGCGGCGCCGGCGGCTCGGAGGGTGGCTGCCGCGTCAGGGCCGACGAACTCCGAGATCTCTGCCCGCTTCTCAGGCGACCCGGCCGCGTACTTCGAGAGGCCCTCGCGAGCCTCGCTGAGTCGCTCTGGAGCGCGTTTCCCAACGTCGTACCCGAGGGCTTCGGCGACGGGAGAACGCGCCTCTCCCGCCCGCTTCAGTGCGCGCTGCGACCCGACTTCCACAGGGAGCGCTCGGGACAGCGACTCGGCCGCTCCCGGTGGCGCGTCTGGAGACCCGAGGATGGCGCGGTATGCCGCGTCTACGTTCTTCGTCGACCGGCCCACTGGCGCACCGAGCGACCCTGGTCCAGATATTCCGAGGATGGTTCGCGCAATCTCCGGCGCGTCCTCCTTTGCGACCCTCCCCGTCGCGAGGGCCGCGCGGAGCGCGTCTGCGGCCTGCGGGTTCTCTCGGATGGCAGCGAGCAGTTCCTCCGCTTCCCGTGGGGTGAACCCTCCGGCCGGCATCTCCGTCGAGACGCGGACCAGCGTTCGCTCCAGTGGCTGTCGGATCAGAGGCAGCGACTTCTCCTCCGGCATCACCGCCATGTCCGTTGGGAGGCCGAACAGCTCGAGACGACCCTTCGCCGCACCAAGGTCTGCCGCGTTCTCCCGCTGAATATCAGCAACATGCTTCGGTCTTGTCGCGACAAGACTCTTGACGTATTCCGGATCTCCCGGATTGCTCGGATCGAATGTACTCGGGTCGATTCGCGCGTTTTCTTCCCGAATAGTCTGCTCTAGCTCGCGCACGGAGAGCGGCCTCGTCGGAGCGTTTCCGGTATCCGCGTGCACCGGTCCCGGAAGCTCCAGCCTACCGAGAGCCTTACCAAGGTACGAAGCTCGACCAGCGGCGACGCCGGAAATGCCTCCGAGGTGCCTGTCGCGAAGGGCCGCGATAGCTTCCGCCAGACCCTCAGTTGAGATAAGCTCGTCGGCAACTTCGTTTAGTCTTGCGCTCGAACGTCCGACGGCTCCGGCGTGCTCCGCGAGAAGGTGCTTTCCGACCGGATCGACCGCGGCCTCGGACGCGATCCGCGTGGCAGTAGACGGGACGCCGCCGGCGTCCTCGAACGACTTCTGAACCGACGCTGCGTAAGGCCCTGCGACCTCGTCAAGCCGAGCGGCGATCTCCGATCTGACAACACGCAGCGCCTCGTCGACGCCCTGCTCCGCGGCTATTTTTCGGACCGCTGTCGCCGACTCCGCTCGCGGCGCACCAGCGCGAACAAGATCGATGAACGCGGACTGTAGCTCCTCCGGAAGATCGCTGCCGATCGCTGACCTGGCGACTTCGACCTCGGCCGCGTCGATCGACGTGCGTAACGGTCGTCCCGTCTGCGTCATGAGCGACGACGTTACACGCGGTATGGACCGAGAAGCGCCTTCGAGACCAAGAGCCTCCGCCGGGGCTCTGCCGGACGAGATCGCGGACGCCTCGCGGACGTCAGTGGGCGCGAGATCGATCGGCCGTGGCTGATCGGCCAGGTCGCCGAGTCCTCCGAGCCGACTCTCCTGCGCCACGAGCCGTTTCGCCACGCCCCCGATCTTCGGATCCGCCGCGAGCTCGCCGGCGAGCGTTTCCGAGGTGTTAGCGTTCGGCCGATCCGGGTGTTTCATCGCCCGAAGCACGTCCGGGTCGAGCGTCGACTCGTCGATCCCGCCAAACGGCCCGACGGAGACTCCGGTGCGCTCGGCCTCGGTGGCGGCGCGCACAGCAGGAGATCGTTCCAGCAGGTTCGCTCCTCCGCGCGACGCGCCTCGTAGAGCGGAGAGGCCGACGGGCAGCATTCCTCCGAGTCCAGCGAGTCCAAGTTCCATGCCAGACGGAGCGGCGTCTTCGCCGGCCAAACCCCTCGACGCGGCGCTCGTGCTCAGCCCAATAGCGCCTCCAGCCGCCGCCTGTTTGGCGGTCTCCTTGACCGTCGCCGTGGGGGCAAATAGATGAGAGCCAGCCCCCTTCGCTCCGGCGCCAAAACCGAGCACAGCTCCGACTCCTGCGCCTGCGAGCGTTGTGCCGGGGTGCTGGCTCTCCTCCTCGCGCATTCGAGAGAGTGTTCCTTGCGGAATCGCCCCGGACTGTTCTAGGGCGTAGATCGTTGCGTCGGAGAGCATGTTGCCAAGACCGAGCGTTGCCGCCGATCCGAGCCCGCGCACCATGGCCGGAGCGCGGCTCGCAACCTTCTCGGCCGCGAGCATCGCCGAGTCGGAGGCTCCTTCGGCCTCTCGCCCCTCCAGAAAGACCGCCGGTTGTCCTGACTCGATGCTCCTGGCGACCGCGTGCGCCCTTCCCGCCTGCTTCTCTCCGTACGTCGCGAACGGGCTGGGGTCGTCGTAAATCGCTCGACCGCCGACGTCCGCAGGAACATCTTCTCCGGCCTCGTTCTTCACGAACGGCAGAAACATCGTCGTTTTGTCCTGCATGGCAGGAGAAACGCCGAGCGGCGGTCGGTACGGATCCGGGTCTTTCGGAGCAGAGCCACCGCGACGAGCAACCTCTGCCATGACGACCTCGCGCGCCTTCGCCACCGTCTCCGGACGAAAATGCTCCTGGTCGCGCATGATCCTTTGCGCAAGCTCGAGCTCCCGATCACTCATGGCTCTGCTCCGAACCCTTGCGTGCCACCGGTGCCGCGCCTCGAGCGCGCAAAAACTCAGCCTCGACGTCTCCGTTGCTCATGTCATCTACAGGAGTTGTCGGCGCCGCCTTCTGCGACAAAGCGTCTCTCGTTCGCAGCGTAGCCATTTCCTCTGGAGTCCACACGGAGGAGAGCATGTCCATCTGCCGAGACGGCGGAAGTCCATAGGCAAGGCCGGACAAATACGAGAGCCCAGCGTCCGGTCCAGCCCCTTGCTCGCGAGCGGACGCGAGAGATACGCGGATCGCGTTGCCGATGCGTTCGTGTTTCATCATCGCTCGAAACTCGGCGATTTGGCCAGCGATACGCTCAATCTCCTCCGATGCGTTCATGTCGAACAGTTGGCGCATCCGAGCCTCCCATTGCTTAGGATCGCCGAGGACGTTTGTGTAGAACGTCTGGAAGTCGCGCTCTGTCTGCGTGCCGACGCCGCCGAAGTCGCGTTGCATCTGCGTGATCGCTGCCTTGCGAACATAAGGATCCGCTGACCTCAGACCGGCCGCCACCTGATCGCCCGACGCCGCCGCTTTGATGTCCGCGGCGAGACTGCTGCTGTTTGCCTTTCCTCTCGCGAACCACATTCGATCGTCAGAGACTCGGTCTCTGTCTTCCTTTGCCTCCGCGGCAGCGGATCGCGCTCCCGCCGATGCCAGTCTGCCGGCAGCGCGATCGATCGCTCCGATGGCGTCGTGCGCACGTTGCGCCATTGGTCCGCGAGCGACCGCAAAAGCGGAGCGTCCTACCGAAATAAGCCGGTCGGCTTCCTCGGGCGAACCAGCGACCGATCGCGCGTAGCTGTCGAGGCTGTCCTGGTCGAACGAACCGCCGCCGCCGCCAGATCCAAATCGTTTCTGCGTCGCGAGTTTCTCTGCGTAGCCTCGCATGCCCTCGCGAACGATCTTTTCTCTGTCTGCGTACCCAGTGGTTTTCTCCGCGCTCTGCAATAGTGCGTAACCACGCGCCGCGATCTTTGCGACGTCCTCCGGATTCCTGCCGAGACTCTCCGCGAGAGCAGGGATGCTGGACGCGAGGTCGGGACCGTCTACTGGCCCACCGACGCCGCCGAGCGTCGGAGGAGCAGACGGAGTCGGCTTCGCGGCCTCTGCCGGCGCCTGCATCGCCCGGTCGACCGCACCCGGAGACAGATCGAGCTCGCCGGGAGACAGAACGAGGGGAAGCGGTTCGGCCTTGCTTCCTGGCCGCTCGACCATCCCCGCGAGCCCGCCGAGTCGCGGCGGAGGCTGCTCCTGTCCGCCCAGCGCGTCAACGGCGGCTTGCGCCTGAGCGATGGCAACGGGATCGCCGCTCGCCTTCGCCTCGGCCAACCTCGTCTGCGCCCGAGCGAAAGCCGCCGCGCGTTTCGCCGCCATCTCGGCCGCTGCCGCTCGCTCGTTCGCCGCGATCTGCGCGTTGTCGCGACCGGTAATGGCGTTCTGTTGAAACCGCTCGCGCTCCATCGCTGCGATGTTGCCGGCATTCTCGCGCGCCATGGCCCCCTGCTCGCGCATGCCGCTTTGAAGCATGTCGAGCACCGGGCCGAGGCGGTCAGGATACCTCGTCGGCCTATTCAGCGCGTCGGAGACGTCCGGAACACGAAGATTGCTGCCAGGAATATACGCCACAGGTCCACCTCAACTCTCGTCCAGTACCCGTCCTGCCCAGCCGCCAGCGCTCGCTCCAGCCGCCGCTCCTCCTGGGCCGCCGAAGTACATGCCAGCGGCGCCGCCGATGAGTGTTCCGAGTTCCTGCGCGAGCCCCGTGTTGCCCGACTCGACCGCCGATCTGTACGCCGCGATCAGCCCCTGCGGCGCCCCCGTATACATCGAAAGCTCGGCGTCTGTCATCGCAAGATTGATGTCCTGCGCGCGACCCTGCGCATCTCCGCTCAGCCCGGCATACCTGTCGCCCTGCGCTCCGACGGCATTGAGCGCAAGCGTGTTCGCGGCGAGATTCGATGCGTCGGCCCCGGCCGCAAGACTGCCGAGCAACTCCTTCTCGTTGCCGATCGACTTGTCCGCCTCGGCCGCGCCACCCAGGAGAGCGTCGAAGCGACCCAGAGAGAACTGGTCCGCTCCGCCGGCGAGGTTCCCGAGGGTCGAGAACCGCGCATTCGAGGACGAGTCGGCCTGACCCGCGAGTCGTCCGAGCATGTCCTGGCGCTGAAGGCCGTACTCTGCGTTGTACTTCGCCTCCTCTGCGCCAAGGCGAGCCAGTCCCTGCATATTCGTTTCGAGCGCGCGAGACGACCCGCCCATGCCCTTGGCCCTGGCCTCGGCGTTCAGTCGCCTAAGCATGTCGTCTCTCTCGAAATCGTAGAAGCCAGAGGCGTCAGCCGCAAGACCCGATCCTCTGGCGTCGTCGAACTGCTGAGCGGAGTACGTCGGCGTGCCGCTTTGCTGCATCATCGCGTCAAACGCGGCGTCCTGACGATTCTCGTTCAGGCTTCCTTGCTCAGCAGAAAACGTGGTCGACGTCGTCGTTTTGTTGTCGTTGAGGCCGGGAGACAGGTCGGCGACGACCTTCTCTTGCGCGGTGTCTCCGAGCAGATCCGTCCCGCTCGTCGTGATCGGCTTCCCCGTACCTGTCGTGCCCGACGCGAAGGATCCGGCGGCCTTCGCTGCCGCCGTGGCCGTTCCGCCGCCAAACGCTCCGCCGTCGCGGAGTCCGCCTGCCGTTCCGGACACCTTGTTGAGCGCATCATTCGCCGACGACATGCCGGACGAACCCCACCGCCCGCCTACCCTCGCCACGTTGCGATTCGACGTCTGCTCTGGCGACAGCCATGCGCTGCGGCGCGCATTGTTCCACGCAGGAGCAGACGCGGCAGCGCTCTTGGCGACCCCGGCCAAGCCAGCTTTCTTGAACGAACTTCCGATTCCCATCAGTAGAACTCCGATTGTCCGGGCGCCTGGGAGCGCGCTGCGGCTTGCTGTTGTTGATACAACTGCCACGCTGCCATCGTGTTCCTAGGATACCCCTGCGGCTGGCTGTTTATGTGCCAGGTCACAAACTGCGACTGGCTCATGCCCGGCGGAGCCGTTTGACCCTGGTACTGTTGGCCGAGGTACCTGTCTTCGCGTGGCTGCCACTTGATCGTCTCCTCGACCGACGGAGCGAAGATCTTTTCTCCCGTCTCTGGATTCGTGAGCGGGTTCATGGACACCTCGTCGAACCCTGTTCCGTGGTACGGATCGGCAAAGAGCGTGTCGTAGTTCGGAGCCTGATATCTTCCGCCGGTCATTTCTGTGAGCAGGCGGTCCATGTTGCCGTACGCTTCGGCCGTGTTCTTTCCGGCGTTCAGAGCCGCCTGTCTCGCCGGCCTGCGCATGTTCTGATATTGCAGCGACGCCTCGTTCATTCGCTGCGTCACTTCGCGCTGCGAACCCTCGAGCTTCTTCTGATCGTCGCTCTTTCCGAAGATTCCCATATCAGACCCCCAAGACGTCGAAATCTTCTGAGACGCCGGCTAGGACGAGTTCCGCCGTGTCCATGAACGTGAACCGCCATTGCCTGCGGCGATACGATCCGAGCGACCGAAGCTCGACCACTGGGAGTGTATCACCCGTCGTGCCAAGAGACACGCGGACGTCGCTCGACCAGCTTCCGAGGTCGTCGCGCCAAGAGACGAGGAGCGTCGGAGCTGTCCCGCCGGTCTGCCCGCGCCGCAGGGCGATCCTGAGCGCCTTGCAGTGCTTCATAGCGTCGGTACCACGGTTGATGAACCCGGTCTCGACGTATCCCTTGAGGACGGTTCCAGCGTCGGAGTACGCCGTTCGAGAGAGGCTCATGACACGTCCGTCTGTCAGACCAACGAGGTTGTCGCCGTACCCGATGCGAACCGCGTGGCTCGACACGGGGAAGCGGGTCCAGCCCGTCGTCCCGGTGTCGTACATGTACCACCTAGACCACGTCCCGTTCGAGTACACGAAGGTCTGCCCGTCGGTCGGGAATGTCCACACGAGAAGGTCGTACGCGCCTTCGGCGACGCGATACCCGAAGCAGTCGCTGGGCGTCGTGATGTCGTCGAGAGAGAGCGCGTTCGAGATCACCTCCGGCTCCCTGCCGGAGAAGGAAACGAAACGCATCCGGTCGTCGAGCCAGGCGAATCCGGTGTCCGTCCTGACGATCGAGTGCCTTGCCGAGCAACCGATCTCGATCGCTCCGACAAGGGCAAAATCCTGAGTGCTGTCCGGGACAAAAGTTGACGTCGTTGACGTCCCGAAGGCGAAGATGGCTGACGTCGTGTCTGCGATTGCGATTACCGGGTCGGGTCGCGCAGAAGTGGAGAACTCTCCGGTTTCGTAGCCCGTCCACACCTCGTGTCCGGCGTACGACGTGGACCCTTCCTGCGTTTGCGAGTAGTAAATCCTGCCACGATAGGCAGCGTTGTTGTTCGTGAGAAGCCGCGTGTCTATCGTGGCGATGTGCGTCGACTCGACAGGCCCTCCCGCCAGCGGGGACATAGCGTCCGTCGCCAGCACCACCTTGTACGGGTAGCTTCCGGTTGTGATCCCAAGGATCGCCTCCGTCTCCACGATGCTAGGTCGAAAGAGCCCGGGCATGCTCCCGAGCGAAGCTGCTCCACCGCTGCCGACGAGGAACATCTCGCCGCTCGCTGCTCCCTGAGCGAAGGCGTAGAGCTTTCCACCGTTCGTGTATCTGAGGCCGGAGATCTCGTCGGTCGAGAACGCCGTGGAGTAGAACGAGGAGTGCGCGACGATTCCGGGACGCAGGCGCACAGCCCCGCGAGAATCCGCGAGGACGTTGATCGCGACAGGGCTCGCCCCGGCGAGCTCCTCGTCGTTCGACTCCTCGTTGTTCGTCAGCGGTACAGGCGCGGTGCTCATGGCGTGAAGTTCGTTCCGTTCGCTTGGAGCCACACGAGGGTTGATCCGTCGTGCGACGCGCAGACGAAGCGCACGACCGTTACTTTCGCGTCGTCAGGAACGGTGACGCTGTCGACCTGCACGTTGTTTCCCCAGGTGATCGCGCCAAGCGGCGTGACGCCGGAGTTGTTGTAAATGACTAGCGTGAACTCGCTCCCCGGAGTCGCGTTGTTGAAGTTCAACGTCTGCACCGCGCCGCCCGTGCGACGAAGTACAACGACGCCGTACTGGTCGGCCGGGATCGTGAGCGGCGTCGTGTTGTCAGACGTACGGTAGTACATCTCGGGACGAGTACCGAGGACGACCCGCGTCGCGTCCCACGCCGGAGTGTATGCGTAAGGCGTGACGCTGGAGTGAAAGACGTTTCCGCTCTCGGTAATGCGCATTGTGGACGAAAGAGTTCCTTCGATCTCGATCCCAGTGATCGTGCCCGACGAGTCGTAGTTGAACTCATTTCCCGTGATCGCTGCATAAGCGTTGGCAACGTTCGGAATGACGATGCAACTCTGTGCCCCACCTTGCCCAGGCTCGAACCGTGTGCCGACGACCGTGAGCCGCGGACACCTGACCATCTCGCCTGAGAACGAGTTCGGCGTGGTCAGCCAGCAGTGGTCGAGCCAGATCTGCGCGCTCGTGCTGTCGCTCGTGACAACGTGTCCGCCCGACGTGCTTCCGATGTCGAAGCGGCAGAAGGAGAAGCGTGCCGTGGATACGACGGCGGACGCCGGATCGTCCCACACGTATTTCGTGTAAGACGAATCGCCGAATACGCAGTTCTGTGCCAGAAAATGCGTGCTGCTTACGGAGTACGGCAGGAAGATCGGTTTGCTGTTCGACTGCGCATTCTCGAAGCGCAGGTCGCGAAACACCTGACTCCGGTTCGTTGTCCCGCTCGTGAACGTGACGTGAGCCGCGGAGGCGGCGTCCATCTTGATTAGTGAGACCTTCGGAGACACCCCAGCGAACGAGACTGTCCCAGGCACGTTGAGTGTCGTCGTGATCCTGTACGTCCCCTTCGGGAAGTACACGGTGCCGCCTCCCGCCGCGCTCGCCGCCGAGATAGCAGCGTTGATCGCCGCCGTGTCGTCGGTTGCTCCGTCGCCCGTCGCGCCAGTTGCGTACGCCGTGCTTTTGACGTTGTACAGCATCCCGGAGAGTCGGGACGCGAACGACGACAGTGGAGTTGACGCTCCCTCAAAAAGAACCTCGAAGTCGTCAGCCCCAGCGCTGTTGTCCCATTTGTCCAGGACAGCCTTCAGCGTCGTCGGTTGACTCGTCGCCGTAGGCGCCCCGGAGTACGCCGTCCCGGTGAAGCTGTCGCTCTTGACCTCGATGTTCCCCGCTCCGACGCCGGAGACGAACGTCCGAACGGTGTTGCCGCTGCTGTCCTTGCAGGCCACGGTCACCAGGACGTTGTCGACGTACGCGACGGCGCCGCCGCGAGCGTCGAGCGTGATCGTGTTGCTCGCGTACGAACCGGTCCCCTCGAAGTCAGTGTAGACCGTGGTCGATGTCGCCGTTCCGCGTAGCGTGATGACCGCCGTTCCGTTCTCGCAACCCGCGACGCCGGGAACAAGTGCTTCGATCAAATGCATCAGCGCCTCCAGGCCGTCGAGTGCTGTACGACCATTTGCGACGGGAGCCCGCTCTTGCTACGAGCCATCGCCGCTTTCATCTTAGCCTCAGCAGCCCCACGAAGGTAGCCGACACGGTCGAGCGGAAGGCTGTGGGCGAACGCCAGCTTCGACGCCAGTGCGTGGATGATGTAGTCCACCCAGTGCCGCTCGAGGTCGAGCGTCTTGCTGCCATCGTCGTTGTCTCCGAGCAGCTTGTGGACTTGCAGGTTGATCGTGCCGGCGGCGTCCGGAACCGGCCAGACGTAAAGCGTCATGGTCGCAAGCCTGTGCAGGTACATCCTGGATGGCCTGCCCCGCGAGACCTTGTCGGTGAGAGCGTGGTACTCCTCGCGCGAAATCGGCTCGACCCGCGCCTCTCCCGTCGTCTGCCCGGTCGGTAGGTACATCCCGACGCCGGCCAGGTCGATCGTGTACGTCGGCAGGGTGTACGACGCGGTCCCAGCCGCGACGGTGAGCGAGTAGAAGTCGACGGCGCGGACGACGATTCCGGCCGCCTGCAGAGCATCGATCTCGAGCTCAAGGAGGTCGCGGCCCAGGCTCGCCTTCTCGTTCGAGACGCTGCCCTGCTCGGCCGGAGTGAGCCCGGCGAGTTGGTACGCGCGCCAAACGATCGTCTGGATGTCGAGTTCGCGCGTCCTCGTGCTGTTCGCTGTCATGCGTAAACCCCCGAGACGTAAGTATGCACGGCAAGCATATCAGCGGCAGAGAGGGCGCGTCTGAACGCAGCCTGCACGCCGATGCCCTGGTGTGTCAGTCCGGTTGACCCAACGAACTCCTGACGAGTGTTCGAGGCCGAGAAGACGAAGGCCGCGCTGCCGGCGGACACCCCGTTGATGTACAGCGTTGCCGTCGTGCCGTCACACGACCATCCGATGGTGCGCCACGCCGCGTTGCTGTAGTTTCCTACCGATATCTCGGCTGTCACTACCGTTGATCCCTGGTCCACGAACACGGAGTTGTAACCGTCGCTCGCTCGCATCTGAGAGCCGACACCGCTAACGTCGTTGTCTGGATCCGCGTCGGAGTCGTCCCCGGACCACGCAAGAGCGTCGAGGTTCGACGAGTCCGGCAACACCCTGGCGACGAGCGAGAACGCTCCGAAGCCTGTCAGGTCCGGGCGGCCACGCCTGATCAGGTAGTCGTACGTGATGCCGTAGCCGTCGAGTCTCCGAGGCGTCCCCACCGTGTGATACCGACGATCCGCGATCGCCTGCGCGAAGTCCGGGCCTCCGGCGCGGTCGACCACGCTCGCAGCCCGATCGTCCGCGTCCAGCGTCGCATCCCTGCCTTCGACCCAGTACGCGCAAGACCCGAGACTCGACCAGAGGCCGTGACCGCTGGCTGGCGACCATAGAGCGGGGCGTGCGTCCGGCGGGGACAGTTTCGACCGCTTCTGTCCTCCGGCGGCGTTCAGCCGGTCGAGAGTTACAGCGTCCCGGCCTCTGGCGTCGTCAGGACACGCGAAGCGACCGCTCCCGTCCCGTACGAGACTGCTGCGGCGATAGGCCACGCCGCAGTAACTGCACTCCGCGGTGTAATCTCCGCGAGGAGCGTTACGTGGCCAGCGCTTTCCGATCGTCCGCAAGACCTGCCCTCCGAAGATGAAAGAGAGGCTCCGAGCGCCCTCCGAGAGGCGGAGAGCAGCGAGAGAGGACGCCCCGGAGGACGCCCGGAGCAACGAGGGTTCAGGTAGACTCGGTTCCGAACAGCGCTGCGCGTGTGCCCGCCCCGTCCGTCGTGGTGACCTGGCGGCCGACCCAGAAGGCGTTGAGGGTTCCCGCCCCGGCGATGCCGGAGTTCACGAGGAAGGTGGTTCGGTCAATGATGCCGGTGGTCGTCGCGTGGCCCGTCAGAGCCTCGGTCGAACCGCTCTTGCTGTTGCCGATGATGCAGTCCTGAATCACGACGTCTGTTGACGCCGTGGTCAGGAAGCGGACGATGCCGACTCCGTTCGCCGATGTGCCGGCTACAACGTAGTTGCCGACGAAGCGGAGACGGTCCGCGCCGACGAACTGAAAACCAGTCGTCGCCGCGCCGTCGGCCGCTCCGTAGACGAAGCAGTTGGCGATGGTGAGGTCAGCCGCCGTCGTCGTCACGCCGATCGTCGTCTTGCTGTTCGCGTCCGTCGAGAGCCGGATCTGGCAGTTCGTGATCGCGCACCCAGCCGCCGAGACGGTGATGGGGGCTGCCACAGTGGTCGAACCGGTCCCAGGGTCCATGTTCAGGATGCAGTTGTCGATGTGGACGTTGGCCACGTCGAGGAGGAACGTCGCGGTCGCCGCCGTCCAGGTGAACGTCGGGCGAGCCGTCCCGTGGCCGCGACCGAGAATTCGCGTCCCGGCCACGAGGCTGCTCATCTGATCCGCCGAGGAGATGTTCTCCGCGTGGCCTTCGAGCACGACGACGGCGTCGCCGCGCGCCGATCGGCAGAGGGCGAGCGCAGCGTTCAGGGTGGTCACCAGCTTCGCTCGGACGTCAGGATGATCCCCGTCCTGTACGCCGCCGGATCGAACGTACGCAACGACCTCGCCGCCAGGCGGCACGATCGTCCCGTACTCGTGACGCAGGCCAGCGCCTACCGGGTAGGAAGGCACCTGCGGGAACGTGAATGCTCCGTAAACCGCCATGATTCTCTCCCCTCAAGCCTGCGAACCGTAGGCACAACGGGGATCGCTCCAGCCGCGTGCCCAGCGGGCGCTGATCGAGTGCTTCATGCTCTCGTGGTCGTTGTCGACCCAGGTCCGCGCCTTCGGACGACGGCGCCAGCGGAACTGAAGTCCGTTGTCGACGTCCGTGAGCATCGCCCAGTTCGTCGTGGTGTTCGACCAATACTTGATCGGAACGACCTTCAGGCTGAGGTCGTTCTTCGCTACGTTGATCTCAGCGAAGTTGCCGGCCGTGGGCGTGAAGTTGCTGTTCAGGATCTGCGACCAGATCGCCCACTGGTCCACGGGACAGACGATCTTCGTAGGCTCGGCGCCCTCGATGAGACTGTCGTGGCCGGGGAGCTTCCGAATCGCGGTCGTCACAGCGGCAACAGCGGCGACGCTCGGAGAGAGCGGCGTCGCGAGCGTATTGCTGAACGTGCCGCCGTTCGGCAGCGTGTGCGAGGAGCTGAACAGGCAGACGCCGTCGCCGCCCGTGTAGCTGCTATTCCAGCCGCGCACGAGAACATTGGTCGCGTCGTAGTCCGCGGTCTTCCACAGCGAACGCTTCAGCTTCCGAGCAAGAGCGATGGCGCGAGGGTACTTCGCGTCCTCCATCGCCTCCTCGGAGATGATCATCTTCTGGCCGAACGTGCGCGCGATGTACCGAGTGATATACCCCTCGGACATGGTTCCGGTCGCGATCTCCGCGTCCTCTGCCTTCTCCTGCGCAAGACCAGGGCCGCCCATCTCGAGGTCGTCCTCGAAGTTGTCGGACATGGTCTTCTCGTCCATCCAGAGCTTGAAGACGGCGTTCGACTCGAGGCCGTCGGTGTCGTCGTCGACGATGTTGTCGATCGTCTCCTTCAACGTGTTCGCAATCGTGCTTGTAAAGACGGTCATGGTCCTTCGTAGCTCCTATCAGGTGCCGCTGGCGCCGCTGTCGTATCCGGCCAGAGCGGCCGTCGTCTCGTTGGCGACCACGAGAACCTTCACGTAGTTGCCGGAGAAGTCTGCGTTTGGCCCGTCTTGCTTCACGTCCCAGATGCGGAACTGCGCAGACCCGGTGCCGTGCCCGCTGATGTCGAGGCGGTAGAACGACTTCTTGCTCGTTGCGTCGCACGACACGGCGAGATCACAGTTTTCGCCCACAAACGCCTGGTAGGCGAGGAACGTGGTGGCCGTCGCTGCGTCGTCGCAGTCAACCTCAAAGATGGCGTCGTAGAACGGAATGACGTGAACGTAGCTCTGTCGCGAGATGTTCGTGCTGTACGTGGTTCCGCTAGGAAGATTGCTTCCTCGCTGCATCTTCGACCCGTCCCAGTACGGCGCGATGCCGACCACGACGCCAAAGAGTCCGGTATCGCCGGCTGCCGCGAGAGCTACGGTTCCGTCGTTGACTACCTTCACGACGTCGCCGGGGTTGATATTCACCGTGGTCGCACCGTCGGGCTGCCCGGCGTACCCAGAAGCCACTGCCTTCTTCACAACGTGCGGCGTGCCCGAACCGCTCTTCGTGGAGTGGAATCGGAAGCCGTAGAGCTGAGGATTATCCGCCATCTTCTTTCCTTATCGCTATTCCGGCGTGGCCGGAGACGTCTCGTTGATGACCGAGATCATCGGTCGTCCGTGCTGCCCGCGCAGGTGGTCGACCTGCCCTCGCTTCTTGAACCCGATCGCTTCGGCCTCAAGGCGATCCTGCGCCGCTTGCCCGGTCACGCCGTCGGGGCCGTACATGACGAGCTTGGCGTGGTCCTCGTTCGAGATGCTCATGAGGACGTGCCCCCGCTTCTCGATCTCAGACCCGGGCTCCTGCTTCCCGTGAGGCTGAACCCCGCCCTCGCGGTAGTGCTCGATCTCGTACCCGATGGACTGGTAGTATTCGACGCCCTGCGCCGCGTCGCCCTTGTTGACGTAGACGTAGTGCCGGTTCGGATCCTTGTTCCGAAGCTTCACCCAGCTCGCCGTGACGTCGTGAAAACGCGGTTCCGGATCCGTCCGACGCTTCCCTTGCTCTTTCTTTTGCTCTTGCTTCATACGGGTTCCCTTTCTCGCTGTTTGCAGACCAGCGCGAGAGGGTCCCCGCAGAACGAGCAACGGAGCCGTGCGGCCGACTTCCGTCGATCAACGCAAAGACGCGGCACGTCCGAGCGTCGTGCAGAGACTCTCCCACGCCTAAACTTGACTGTCAAGTCATTTTCCCTCAACGATCTTCCGGCCGACCTTGTTGACCCAGAACTGATGCCGCTTCGCCTCGTCCTTGATATGCGGGGCAAAAGCGTCAGCCATCCTACGAAACTCCTTGGTCATTCGGATGGTGGCCGGCGGAGATGTCCCGGCGGATCGCGCCCCTCCGGAGTTGCTCGAGCTGCTGACGAACCGGCTCTTGCTCTCCTGCGACGGGGCGCCGTGGCCGGAGAGTCGGAAGTTCTTCCGCGCCGCGTCCATGCTCTCGTCAAAGAGTGCGCGGGTGTCCGGGCGGCCCATGGCGAGCTGCTGGTGGTAGTACCCGCGAGCCCACTGAAGCGCTTTCCCGTGGTCGTATACGTCGGCGTGCTTCTCGCGGACGGCGGCGGCCTCGGCCTCCTTGCGGTACATCGCGAGGCGCTGCTCGAGCTTCCTGTCGACCAGCTCGTCGGCTGCCGCCTGCGTCGCCTGGTCCGTGAGGTCGCGGTACTTCCTCTGGTACTCGACGAGGCGTTCCTGCGTGAGCGTCCCCGAGAGCCGCTCGTTCTCGTACTGCGTCTGGAGAGCATCCTGTTCGCGGCGGATCCGTCCGAGTTCCGGGTTCGGCTTCGGCGCCGGAGGAGGCTCCGGGGCTCGCGGCTCCGGACGCTGTTGCCGCTCGAGCCAGGAGAGACGGTCTTCGAGCTCCTTCGCCCTTCGCTCCGCCTGCTCTGCCCGATCGACCTGCTCGCGATACCTGTTTGCGCGACGTTCCGACCGAGACGGACGATCGTCCTCTCGCTCCTCGGGCTCGTCGTCCTCGGGCTCGGAGATCGCGATCTCAGGAACGTCCTCGTCGTCCTTCGGCGCAGACTTCATCGCCGCACGAACCTTCGCGACGTCCCGCTCGTTCGCCGCATCTTCGGATGCGATCTCCTTCTTCTCCTCTTTCGCCATCGTCTCTCTCCTCAGTAATCGTCAGGGTGATCTGGCGAGGTACGTACCGCGCCCATGTACTCGTGTTGTCCCGTCTCGGCGTTGAACGAGATGGCTCCGGGGTTCGAGCGAAGTTCGTCGCGAAGATCCTCGGAGCCGATGAGGTCGCCACTTCGCAGGATGAGCGCGTGCTGCTCCTGTCCGCCGATCGTGTCGACGCGCATTCGCCAGGGGGCGAGACGAATGAAACGAACGACGTGCCCGAGCTCTATCCCGTTGCTCCGCAGGCCGTCGAGCGCGAGTTGCCCAGCGGAGATGAGAATCCCTCGTGGCGCCGCCTCCTGAGTCCGCGCCTTCGCCAGCTCAGGCATCACGATCATGGTGTCGCCGTACGTCTCGCCTTCCCAGTCCGAGACCTGCCAGACGAGGATGCGGTCGAACACCGCCTGAGTGCGAAACGCCCCGTCGGGGATGGCGAAGCGCAGTCTGCGCTCGTCGAGCAGGGACGGGAGGCCGAGGGAGCCGGCCGGCGACTGCCTCTCGCGGATCCTCCGTTCCAGCTCCGTAAGCCCCTTCTCCGTCTCCGCCGCTCGCGCTGCCACGTCAATCAGTTTCCGCTCCCGCATTCTTTCCTCCCAGAGTCCCGAGGACTCGCTGCCTCTCGTCGAACTTCGCAAACGCCGCTCGCACGGCCGGATCGGAACTGCTCGCCGCGCGAGACAGAAGGTCGGTGAGCGCTGCCGTTGCCTCGCTCGCGATCTTCTTTCTCAGCCGAACGGTCCCGGGGTGCCTGAGCCACGACCCGTCTTCGTCATCGATCATACCGGTGCCTCCTCAGGCGGCGGCTCTCCGCCCATGTCCGGCGGGGCGCCCGCTGCGCTCGGGTCGGGCATCCCGGCTGGTGCGCCAGGAGGCATTCCTGGCATCGGAGGCGGCGCTCCGAACGGAGTGGTGGGAGGAGGCGGCGGCGGGCCAAGGAGAGGAATCATCTCGTGCTTATTCCTCGCCTCCAGCGCCTTCCTCACCGCGTGATGGACGAACGCCGTGTCCGTCTGAAGCGGAGGCACGGCCCCGGGCATCTGCAAGAGCTCGTCCGCTTCACTGATCTTCTGCGCCTGACTCGCGAAGCGAAGATCGCTGCGGATCTCCACGCGGTAGTCGCGTTGGTACATCGACCGGCCCACGACGATCTCCTCGCCGCCTCCGAACTTCGTGTCGTTGAGGTACAGGATCTGCTCGTCGGGGAGGAACTGCGCGTTGAGCTTCGCGTTGTTCTTCAGGATGCCCTCAACGAAGTCGGCGTAAACTCGGGTGACAACCGAGAGCTGCCTCGTCGCTTGCTCGACGCGAGTCGACAGGCCTCGGTATGTCTCGCCGCTCTTTCCGGGCTCGCCAGAGAGGACTGCTGGAGCCTGAATCGCGCTCTGGCCCCAGTCGTACATCATCTTGATGACGTTCACGAGCTGCTCGTTCGCCGGGCTCGGACGCAGCTCCTTGATCGCGTTTCCGAGGTCGCTCGGGCCGATCCCCTTCACCTTGTTGATCGCGCCGGGGCGGACACTGAACGGCTGGTCGAACTCGACCCCCTCCGGCGTGATGTAACTGCAAACATTCGCGAGCGTCGCCGCGTCCGTGTACTGACTGAACGCGACGTTCGCCGCTGCGTTGAAGTCGCTCTGAATGCGGCCGAACCCGATGCCGAGCGACCCGACGAGCGGCTCGATGCAGACCGCGTGAGTGAATAGTCGGATGGGCACCATCCGAATCGGGTCAGGAGAGGTCATCGGGTCGTCGGGATTCTCCGCCCAGCCGGGAGGAATCGCCGGCTCGGGCGGCGGGTGAATCATGTTGACGTCGATCGGCATCCCGGTCATGGGATCGACCATCCCCGCGGCCTGCTCGACCATCGCCTGATGCTCCGCCTCGGCAGCTCGAGCCGCGCGGTACCGTTCGAGCTCCTCGTTCTGCCTGTCGAAGCGAGCCCGATCCTGCCAATCTTCTTCCTCGTGAATCTGAAGTAGCAACAGGTTCTTCGTCGTGTAGTCCATGATCGCCCGGATGAAGCGATCGTTCTCCTGGTTCGGAAGCTCGGCCCAGCCGACGTACTCAATGAGCTTGTACGGCGCTCGCGAGGAGTCGTCCGGCTTCTCGATCCCCATCGTCTGCGCCATCGACTCGTGAGCGACCTGCTCAGGATCGTCGTCCCAGCTCGGAGGCTCGCGCGCGATGACCTCGTCGACGCCGGACCACTCGCCGCGCATCCTCTGTAGCTCGTGCCGGTACCGGTGAAGAACCTTCCCCATGTACGGGACGTCGGAGAGGTCCGGCTCCGTCGTCGTGAAGACGTACGGCATAAAGAACTCGTCGCACGTCAGGATGTCGTGCCTGTTCCGCTTCTTCGCCGAGTCGTAATAGCTGTGGCAGACAACGTCACCAGCGGTGTAGAAAAGAAGCATGCCGCGACTGCCGATCTGTCGTCGGAAGTCCGTGAGCTCGTTCCTGATCTGCCAGTTCCCGTGCTTCGTCAGTAGGTACGCGAGCTGCTCGTCGTCCGGGGTCATCGGGAGGACGGAGAAGACGTTCGTCCAGTCGCCGAAAAGTTCGCTTGACGAGCGAGCGGTCACTCGTGATAGGGTCTCCAGCATGATCGGCACGTTCGCGTTCGCGCTGTCCTCGAAGGGGAAAGATTTCTTCGGAAGATCTCCTGTGAAGATCTTGAAGTCGTTCGCGATCCTCTCGCGATACGCCTCCGCGCCGCTCCAGGCCGCGTCGAAGTCCTTTCGGACCTGGTCGGCAAGCCTCTTGAGCGCCTTCCTACCCTTCTCCGTCGACGCGAACGTCTCGACGAGATTCGGAGCCGCCTCGTCGTATACGAGTTCGGCCTCCTTCGGCTCAAAACCGCCTCCGACTTCGAGCTCAACGTCAGTTTCTTCTTCCATCGCGGACCTTTCAGAAAAGCTTGGATCCGTACCCGAAGCGGCCTCTCGACCCGCCGGACTCCCGCTCGTCTTCCTCTCTCTCCTCGGACGGGAGACCGACTGCCCCCTGCCCGCGCGAAGCGTACGCGCAGGCATACATTACCATGTCCAGCCAGTGATCCTCGCCGCCCTTCTTCGGCGCCTCGCTGTCGCCAGGATCGACGCCGATCGTCGGGATCGTCGTAATGCACTTCTTGCAGTTCCGAAAGAACATGATGCCTGGCCGGGTCGTCTGACCTCGATGGTCCTTGAGGCGCGCGAGAAGTCGCTCGGCGTTCCTCGCCCTCGAACGCTTGTCCGCCCTGCGCCACATCACGCCCTGCGCGGCGAACTCCTCCGCCTTGCTCTTTCCGCTCTCTCCACGCTCCTCCCAGAGCTGCGTGTCTGCCGGGCCGGTGATCTTCGATCGACCGCCCTTCCACAGACCGAGTTCAATCTCGATCTCCTTGACCCTCTTGGCGACCTCGGTCGCGTTCATCTCCTTGAAGGAGAACTCCCGTTCGCAATAAAGGTTGTCGTCCTCGTCGAGAGCAAACCATCCGATCGTCCCGTTCGTCTTGTACCCCCAGTCCATCGCACGGAAGCGTGGCCAGTCGTTGGGGATCTTGAACGGCTCTACAACGTGGATTGCCTCGATCCAGTCGTCTCCGAAGAAACTGCCTACCGTCGCGTACCAGTTGCCGTACAGAAGCGCCTGCCTGATGTGCGCTGGGCTCGACAGTAGCTTCTCCTCGTAGCTCGCAACGAACTCCTTATCCGGGTTGTCGTAGAGCGTGGCCGGCAGGTACATCCTCGTGCGAACGAAGTTCTCCCCGCTCCGACGCTTCACCTTTCGCTTCAACACGACGCGCCCCTCTGGCGCCTCGTCGACGAAATACTCTCTGAGCCAGTTCGGATTTTTCTCGTCGAGGCAAGTTCCTGGGTTGCTCGCGAGACGAACCTTGAGCATCGGGCGAAGGACCGGGTCGCTCGATCGGAGACGAGTCGAGATCTGATCGTACTGCTCTCTCGTGAACTGCCTCGCTTCGTCGAAGGCGATGTGCGTGAACTGGCTTGAGTAATACTTCTCCCAGTCGTTTTCGCGTTGGCAGTGGCCGAACTGAAACTTGTACCCCGAACGGAACTGCCACATGTGGCGCTGACGATCGTACTTTGCGTCTGGGTCGATGCGCGGAAAGATGCGTTCAGAACGCGCAATCGTTTCCTCGAGCGTGGGGAACTCCCGGCGAAGCGAGAGCGCCCATCCCGTCGAGTCTCCCCACCTTTGCCTGTTCGGATGCTTCGGATCGAGGCACCTGTTGTGCTCACTGATGATCTGCGGGACAACGTCCATGAGCAGGACGAGCGTTTTCCCAGGTCCAGCCGCTCCAGCCCCGAGAAGCTCGTCGACCGTCGAGCTGTGAAACTCGTTTCCCCAGTCGCTCGCGGTGTAGAGAGGGCCGTCCATCACTCCTCGTTCCAGGCGATGGAGACCGCAGCCGTCACCGTTCCGGCGCTCGTTCCAACAACGATCGTGACGACGTCGTCGCTTGACACGACGATGTCCATCGACTTGAGGTCGATCACCGCTTGTCCGTTCTTCGCCAGCGCTTGAACAGCAAGGTACGTTCCTCCTGATAGCGCCGTCGCGCTCGTGTCGTAGTGTACGCAGCTCTCGTTCCAAGCGCTGAGCCACTGAGCACCGGTCAGGGTCGCGTTCATGTAGAAGTAGACCGTGACGGGGGCGGACCCAGAACCGTCCGTTCCGACGCTCGCACGGAGCGGGAGAACCTCGCGGAAGTTGATCCGTCCTCCGAAGGTCTTCCCGTTCCTGATGCTCAGGACGGGAACTGCACTAGAGATTCCGCCCTTTGTCGCGGTCGCAGAGAACGGGTTCCTGACGTGAACGCGGCGACCTTCGACGGCGACGTATCCGCTGGCGCCTTTCACCGTGAGATTTGTCGTTGATCCTAGCGACGCTGCCGCCCAACCGAGCTTCATCGTCGGGTTTCTGATGCTCGGCTTCGTGTTCGCGTTCGCGTACTTGATCCGGTGAACCAGAGCGAACTGTCCCTCGCCAGGATCTTCGACGTAGAAGTCGATGTTGCCAGCTCCGAGCCACTGCATCTGGATTTTGTAGACGTTGAGCTTCGTCGTATCCAGGGTCATCCCGGACGGACCGGTACCGTCCATTTTGTCGACATTCCAGTCAGATTGCGCTGTCCACGTCTCCGTGACCACGGCTCCCGCGCGAGTCGCCGCGAACGTCCCTGCCGCCGTCCCCGTGCTTGAGAAGGAGAATGTTCCGGACTTCGCTCCGACCGCCGTGGCGACGAAGACGACGGTGGCGCCAACCTGAAACGCCGACCATCCAGCGAAAGAGTCAGCGCCGATCTTCGCGGCCGTCGCCGTTGTGCTGCCGCTGGAAAGGCTGACGTTCGTTGCGACGCCAGCGAGGGTAACCGTCCCGGTCTCCGCTCCGCCGGCGCCGACCGTTACCGTGAGCGTGCGAATCTCGAGCGCGCCCTCTGTTCCGCGCAAGATGCCAAAACTCGTCCCGTTGTACCCGAAACAGAGCGAGTTCTCCGACGTGAACAGACCGGCCTGCTGAAGACTGCTGGCCACGCCGGCCGTGAACATCGCCGTGAACCGAGCCATGTACCCCTGGCCGGCACGGTACCTTCCGTCGCGACGAGAGCGAACGACGCCGTACCC